CAGCTGAACTACTTTTGTTATATTTTTAGTAGGCTGTGCGGGGATACCATGATCGTAAGAAATTATAATTCCATCCTGGTTTTGGATTGCGTCAAGGTTGTTCGCTTTAAGCATATCAGCTCTCAGTACGTAGCCAGGCTTTGGTGTTAGCTCAAACTCTACTGCTTGTTGTAAATTCTCGCCGGGACTATTGGTAAATTCAATTTCTTTAGATGTATAAGACACTGTTTCTTGAGGGTCAAGAATAAACTTGACTGTAGTGTCCAATGGTTCACCTACGCTTGAAACGGTATCTGCGTTTCCAATTCCTTGAAAATTAAATTTTTGTAATTCAATATTTTCAACGCTATGGTTTCTTCCCGGTATATTAGAAAAATATTTATTTTCTTTTTTAGCAAAATTAAACCTAGTTGATTCACTTTGATCCGTTTTAACAACTGCGTTCCATCCTGATGTTCCCTCGTATCCTAACGTTTTATATTTTTTAATAACAGAGGGGTCGTCGTTTATTTCAAATTCTAAATAAGAATTATATTGAGTTCCGTAAAAATTGTTGCGAGGTGCATCTAAAACATCATGCAAATACAAATCTGCAAAATCATAGCTATAATATTTATTATTTAAAGAAATAGCCCATTGAGGTAAATAAGATTTTCTTGTAACCCATCCATTAACTAGCTCGTTAAAGCACACGGTGTCTTGCCCCTCGAATGATAAGTTATACATTCCGTTATATTCGTCATAAGATCCTAATATAAAGTTAGAAGGAGAGGAATTATAACATCCATCTTCAAAAAATCTATCTTTAAAAAAATCGCTTAAAAGAGTATCACTAATAGGGGTAAGCCCGTCTTTTGATAATCTTATTACAGCTCCTCTAGCCTTGTCTGCGAAATAACATCTAAACCCGTAGGACGCAAAAGACTCAGGGTTTTGAGATATACCAAAATCACCCCCATACTCTATAGAATCTCCTAAAACTCTAGAATCAGATATAAGGTTAGCGCTGCCGTCTGCGTTGTATAAGGCAGATTTGTTAGCCAGTAATCTAACCACTTTATCTTCACACATTACTACCAAAGCATTATCCCAAGCGTGAAACTTCTGTATAGAGCCATACGAAGGCAATAAGTCCTTTGTTATTGGGCTGGCTATATTAAATTCATTAGATTTATTTACTTTTGATTTAGAATTTATAATTCCAGAATATATAATCCCGTTGGTATTTTGCTCTTCTTGTATTTGCTCAGCTATTGTAGCAGACGCTTTAACACCATTACTTATAAAAACAGCATTAAAATCATCTCTAATTCTGTTTGATTCTATTCCATTCCCAAATGAAATGGCATTGTACCACTTTAAAGTTTGATACAGTGAATGCTGAGATATGTCAAAAGCGGAAGACGTTTCATAGTAAATATTTAAATCTGTTTCGCTCTGCAAAGGCTCAGTTTCAAATATAGCGGGATCTTTTACATAGGGAACCTCTTCATCAGTTACTTCTTTTAAAAAGTTTATGGTAATTTTAGTGTCACTTTTGTTTGTTGGAAAAAAAGAGCTAATATCAACATCATTTCCATCAAGGTCAGAAAGCTCTATATCCCTGTATTGCACTACGCCTGTACTTTTGCCTCTAAAACTAACATTAGCCCTTAAGTCATTGTCGCCTTTTTTAATTTCTTTTATTCTGTATATTTTTTCCTCATCATTAGAAAAACTAACGAGCAAGCCGGTTTGAAATTTTTCTAAATTGTCACTAGGAACATTAACCGTTGTTTCTTCAATTCTAAAATCAAACTTGCCATCTGAGGGCAAACCTGGAATAAATATTGGCTTTTTTGGGGTGCTAGTTGCGCGACTCCCCATTCTAACAGCATTTCCAAATACCCCCTTCCCGTCAATTTCAGATATCGCTTGTCGCCCAGTTAAAACAAAGCTATCAGAGTTTAAATAGTTTTTTCCTTTTACTTTTTTATTTAATGATTTTAAAGCACCAGAAGTTACTAACTTAACAAAAAATCTACCGTCAAATTCTCTTGCTCCTTTCTCAACATTTTTTTCTAAAATTTCTAATGATATATTTCCTAATAAGTTGGCATCAGAACTATCGTCAGCATAAAGAATATTAACGTCTTTACCAAACGCTTTTTTAATAATAATTTCAACCTCAGTCTCGCCATCAGTATGAGATTTAACGCCTGATATTTCATACGCTTTTGTATCTCCGTTTGCTGATTTAAATTTTATGTAATTGCCAGCTTTGATAAACTTGAGTTGCTCATCACTCACATCTTCACCATTACCACCAACAGAAGAACCAATACTTTCAATTTGTACTTTTATGCTATCCTCTACAGGTGTTGTGTTTGCTGATCTAGATGCTTGTATAAACCCGCTGCCATAGCTAGTCGCAAACTTTACATGATCAAATGTAGCAGCACTTTTTACTTTTGTGGCCACAAAATCGGGAGCTTCGCTAAATATATCTATTATTTTATACCTGTTATTTTTGTCTGTAACAGCTAAGTTTTGACCATGTTGTTTTTTAAGCAGTAGATAAGATTCATTTGTTACCTTATTTCTTTCTGAAGAAGGAAATGATACGTATGTAAAACCGTTCTCTTTATCTGTATAAAACCTATCTGCAGCAAGGTTATAATACTCCGCAGAGTTTTCTTTTATATAGTATTTAAAATATTTGGCCCAGGCCGGTGGGTTTGATGTTAATTTTACTTTAAAGCCATTGTTTCCTTCAGCTAAAGATTTATCAATATTTTTAGTACCCGACTGACTGGTTATTATTGGTGAATGCCTGTTAAACTCGTCAATATACGAAACCCCTATTTGGTATGTTCTATCTGACTTAATAGTTCTTTTATAATCACTACCTCTTTGTATCACCTCTACATTAAAAGCTGGATCGTTGTAAATATCGTAATTTTGGGTATAGTTACCGTATATTAATCTATTAGCTGTTATTTCTTGAGCCTTTGCTCTTTTAGGGACAGCATCCCAAGACCTTAAAAGCTGATCATTAGGCAATACAGAGTGTATTTGTTTTTTAGAAATTTTTATTTGACTATTAAGGTCGTCAATAAAACTGTCTATTTTTTTTGCCTCTAAAGTATATATATTTTGATTTCTAGTTTCTTTGAATAATACTTCTATTTCTTTTATACCATCTATTTTATCATACTCTTCCCTGCCTGTAGCCATATTGGTGAGCACAATATTTTTTATAGTATTTGTCATACCTAGATTAAACCCTTCTTTCCCGTCATATTTAAAATCGCCCGGAACAAAAGCGGGTTCAGAAAAAGGTGACATAGCGGAATACTCACCGTCTTCATATCTCCATCTGTAAGCAAATCTTACAAACTCTAATTCATATAAAGGCTTTTCTAAAGAAAGAGAAATTTGAATTTCGTAATTTTCATTTTCAACACTCTCTAGTTCTTTAGTGATTATTTCAATAGAAATTTTATTATTTTCAATTGAGCTTACTTTACCTGTGTAGATTAATTCAGAATCCGCTATTTGTTGGTCAGACTCTCTATACCCAAATATTTTTACTTCTTTTTCACTCCACTCAGGAAGATCGTTTTTTGTTATTTCTATAGAATCGCCAGGTATTTTAGCTCGTAACCCCTCTTTTCTATCAGTTCCAGATTGAGACTCGCTGGTAGATTGTTGAAAAAAATTAACTTTTGCTACAATGTTTTTGTCGTCGCCAGCACTATCAATAATTAATGTTGGCGCAGAAATAGGTGCTTTTTTTGCTACAGTAATGTCCGATTCTTTAAGATCTCTGCTTTTATTTACACCGTCTAAATCTTTAAATAATATTCTTGTGCTTTTTTCAAAAACGTTGTCTTCTCCGCCCTGCGTTGTATTTGTAAGCTTTTTAAACTTTGAAATATTTATTTTTCTTGGCTCATTAAGATTGTCAGTCCAAAAAAGCATGCCGTCTATTATATTTATGCCGGTAACTAAGTTGTTTTTTGAAAAATTTAATATACTTTTTATAGTATACGAAAAATTTACATTAGCGTTGCCAAACTCCCCACCGTCATAAAAAATATTTTTAAAAACATACTTATCATCTTCTTTTCTTATTACTGTATTTTTAGGAATAGATGTTTTTAAATAAGGTTCTTCACAAGAAACCTCAATATTGTTGTTTATTAAGACCTCGTCGTTATTATTAGCTGGAAGCTTTTTATTTAATATGACTTCTTCAAAAACGGAGTTGGTAAACCCAGACATTGTCAATTCATTGTTGTCGCTCGTTTCAATAACAACAGAAGGAACGTCTTTGGTTTTTGTGTCTTTATTGTCAATTATTACTGGGAGAATCTTGTCTGTGTCTTGGTCGTACTCGTAGATAGCATCGGTAAAATCAGATGCTACAAGCCAGTATATTCTATTTTTAATAGTATCGGCTACGGACCCTATTGCTTTAGGATTTTTTAAATTTAATGAAGATAACTTTTTATTGCCCAGTATATTTTCTACTGCACCAGCATTACCGTTTTCTGAAGCAGAAATATGAACATTTAACGCGTCGCGATATTCGCCGTTTGGTAAAAGTCTTTCGTCGAAGTCTTTGTTCATCCTTCCGGACCTAAAAGTATGTTTAAGTTCTGCCATTAGTGCTTAATTTGCTTGGATTTGTTTCTTAAAGACTGTATAATTTCTGAAGGGCTTAGTTTAGCTAATCTTATTTTAGCATTCCTTATTGCGGCTCTTCTTTCTTTTTTTATTCTATTTATTTGATACTCAGGTATATTTGATTTAGCTGAAGCTAAACCGTAAGAGATACACTTATATATAGCTTCTTCTGCAAACTTATGTATCTGCATATCCCCATCTGAGTGCAAACCATCGGATATATAAGATATACTTATAAACTTGTCCCTAAGGTCACTTGTAAAGTTCATAGTGCCTTGGCTCTCGTTTATTGTAAAGAACCCGTTTTTGGTAGCATGCTCAGGATTTATTCCGTATCTTTTGCCGTAGTCTGCGTTATAGCCGTATCCTTCTTCTAGGTATTGTAGGTCTGTAGAATCACCTGTACTGTTTCCTGCAGCTGCATTTTTAAACCTACTTCTTGATTCAGATTCAACGCCAGTCATAACGTTACCGTCAGAGTCAAATAAATAATTATAGTCGCTATCTTGTAACACCGGAGAAGGCTCTGATGTCAGTGAGCTTTCGTGTATTTTTCTAGCAAGACCTGCATCATCAATGAATGCAACCTCTACTATATTAACAAAGTCATGAGGTAATGCTATACTCAAAGATGGCGGTAATTCTATTTCTTGTGTTTTAATTTGGCCTAAAACATCGTAGTTTAACTCGGCAATGCCACGCTGTGCATGATATGCTACCTCTGCTCTTTTTGCACTTTTAATTATTTTGTCATCACCTATTTGTGAAACAATAAAGTTGTTGATGATATCAGCAACCTTTATAAATCTGTAAGAACCTTTTTCGCCCCCCGCATAATAATCTTTTGGTGTTTGAGTTGCTAATGCCATCTATTATGATTTTTCTTGAGTTATTTTCTTATTGTCCTTAGCTTCCGCAACTTGAACAACATCAGCTTGTTTTATTGTAATACCAACATACCCTAATATTTTGTTTACCAAATTACTTTCCTCCGAACTGTGTAGTTCAAAGTTTTGGTGGTCTGTAGCGTCTGGATTATAGAAAGCAGACGTATTGCCAACATCATCTGTAAATTCATTATACGTCCAGTTTGATGTTGCGGGCTTTCTAATAAAAGAAACA